CTAAAATGAATATTTAAAACCAATAACCGCTGAGGTATCAGAGTATCCATCATTTCCAATCTGTTGATTAACAAACCCTGTGATATTAAATTCTGGTGACATGCGGCCTTCAACGCCCAGTTTTAATTCTCCAACGTTACGCGTACCGGACTGATTAACGCTTACTCCATCCATAACAACACCTCGATTATGCATGTTATGAAGCCAGTTTGCTTCAACAAAGGGTTTAAAATTACGTTCTTTCTGGTTATCAATTGCATTATGCCCTTTGATGAACATTTTCAAACCAAGGCTGGTAGTTAGATTATTATCACCTTCCGTTTTCACCACCGTGCCGTTTGCTTCTTTTAAATCCTTTGATTTTATACCTGACCAGAGAATTTTTGCTTGCGGTTGAACAAACCATGCAACCGATTTAGCGTCATTACTCATAGGAAATACATAACCGGACTCAAGAGAGGCGCTAAATCCTTTAGAACTATATTTTTCTTCTTCCAGAAGTTGTCCATTCACACGGTTGTTAAACCAGCTATGCTGTAAAACACCGTCGATGTATGCACCTTGCTCGCTATCTCCATCAGCATACCAGGTGGCATAAAGTCCAGTCGTATAGCCATTAACGGACCCTTTCGCATGATATCTCGATAAACTGGACTGGGTATTGCTATGATTATACCCGTAGCCAGCAAGTGCCCCGAAACGAAAAGCACCGTCTCCTTCAGTGAAAGCTGTAGCAAAATCACCGCCCAGCATCAGCACATAGCGGTTACTTTTCGTTTTGAGCTGTCCGGTAGAATCATTTATACGGCTATGACCTCCGGTATTTTTCATCCACAGGCTGGTCAATTTACGCTCCCCCGTCATCATGTCGGTGTATTCAGTCTCTCCCAGACGATCTGAAAGCGTAGTGTTGAACATAGTATCAGCAGCATAAGCGTTAGCAGAATAAGCACCGGCCTCAGGCCTCAGGACATTGATTTCGTTACCATTGTTACCTTCGCCGCTATTATCAGGCTGTGTTTCAACAAACGTACTGGATAGATAGCGCAACTTGGCATCGATCACCTCGGTGTAGCTTTGCAACGTCATCGCATCGCCAATTTTTGCACTGTTGGCATCGGCGGTGATTTTGCGAAGTCGCACTGTCCATGTTGTTCCTGCCTGCGGCAGAGCAATGCGATGGCTGCGCTCATAACCAGATGTGGTTTTTCCGGTCACGCGCGTGTTGATCACTGTCTGCCATGCGCCGCCGTCGGTCTGCAGATCGATCGCATAATTAATCGAGTACCCGACCAGGTCGCCATCGTCTTCCTGCCTGAAAAGTGAAGGCCATTTCAGACGCAGGCGGATGGCTGAAAGCTGGGTATTTGTGAACGTATGCGTCCATGCCGTACTGCTGGAGATCGCCGTACCCACATTAATTTCATTTTCGGTACCCGGTATCCCCTGAATATATTTTTGTGCCTGAGTACCCGGACGAAACTCCCAGGCCACTCCACCGAAGTTTTTCGAACCGTCAGAGTTTTCAATGGGCGTTCCGTCAAGGTAGATGTCTTTCCCGGTCAACTGTCCCGCAAATTCGCCTTCACCCAGCGCAATCAGGATTTTTGCTTTTGCAACCGACTGCAGGTCATCGGGTTGTTCAGTTGGTGTGCGGGTCTTCGAACTGCCGCCCTTGCGGCCTTTAATCGCAGTTGCAGTTACCATATCGTTCCCATAAAAAAACCACCCGAAGGTGGCCTGGAGGAAAGTGATTTTTTATTGCTGATCTTCGACGTAGATGCCGGCGGAGATGATTGCGCCACCGATGCGACGCTTACCGTAAAGAAGAGGAACGGGGTAACCCTGTGCGGCGGTATTCGTCACGCCACCGAAAGCATAACTGGCCTGATTAGCTGCATCCTGCTTGCTGGCGAGACCAGCTGGTTGCGGAGAAAGCATTTGTATAACCCCACCGAGCATCATTGATGCTCCTGTACCATAAAACCATGGTGCGGCTGCAGCTGCTGGAGTAAAACTTAATACGACACCTACAACGACTAATACAGCTCCAAGTATTGTTTGTAAAACTCCTGATTTTTTGCTTCCTATTACCACAGGTACAATACGAATTATTTCTTTTGTTACAGGAAATGCTAAATCCTCTTTACTTAAATTCTTTTTGCCTCGAAAAACAGCATAAGTTATCCCTCTTTGCTTACTGGTATTCAGGTAATTTTCAAAGCCATTTATAGTACAACATAAAGCTCTAATAGCTTCTGCCGTAGTTGTAACAACACGATTATGTGATTTACCGAAAGTTTTACCTAAAATTCCGCCAAGCACAATAGTAATCATAGTCATGTATTCGAAACCCCCAATAAAAAGGCCGAATTTTTTCGGCCTAAAATACAATATATTACTTGGTTCGCCACATCCTATATTGGCCCCACACGCCTTGTTCAGTAATGTATTCCTGTTCAGCCCCATCAGCAATGATATCAAGCGTCTTACGCATACCCATACTGAGGGTTGCGCAATCATTACTTACTCGTAACTTATGAGGACCTTTATCTAAATAGGCGGTTACGAACTGATTTTGACGGAGAAGAGCTAAATCTCTATCATCGATTGCAATTAAAAATTTACACATTCCCCCACTGCCACCGCCAATAAATTGTTTATTCCTAGTAATGGTAATTTTCGTTTGCTCTTTATTGTTATTAGGTGTCACTAACTCTTGATTTAAAATTTGCTCGGCTGGACCATATGGACGAGCACACCCAATCAATCCCAAAACAGCAACAAATAGAAGAATAGCTCTCATACATACTTACCCTCAATAAAAACGTCAACGTTAAAACAGATTCAAATAAAAAACTTCATATACAACCCAAGGAAGAATTTTTCACACACTTCAATAGGTTCAAGAGAAAACTCCTTATATTTCTCCTTAATCGTACCAAAACTATCTGGACATTGGCCTGAATATTTATAGTAATTATATATACACGGATCTACCTTTACCTTATCAAAAGAGTGAGCTATACCATCAATCACTGTAAGAGAAGAGTTTAGATGTTGAGCAAGTGATAATTGATAGATTAACTCAGAACTAGTGTAAACAGGTCCTAAAGCGCAAGTTTTTGCCGCGTTATTAAAAATAATTGATTTATCACCGCACTTATCGGAAGCATTGTTAAAAGCAATAGTAAGGTCGCTACGAAGATCAATATGCTTGATATCCAGTGCTGTTGACTGATTTACAATCCCTATAACCCCTAAAATAAAAACAGCCACTACAATAATATTGGTAGTATCTAAATTCAATTCTTTGCTAAATATGCGTTCCACAGCTGCCGCCCCCCCAACACCCGCTAATATATAGCTCCCCCCTGTCCATAAATTAACTTTACAGCCTAATATTTCATTAGCACACAGCAAAATTCCAGCGACTATTAACAAAACAATTAATGCTATTTTTACATAATATAAGACATTAGCTATCATTTTAATTAAATTGCCTTTGTGATGATTAATCATCTTGCCATTATCCATCAAATAGACCGACATGACGAACTACTAAAATTGTCCTATCTTGCCAGTACTCCAGTTAACGGTTTTGGTTAGAGGCCCGGTCGGTGTTAGCGCACCGCCGGGCTTCGATAATTTCATGGTTGCACAATGTTAATTCGGTACGTACCATGTGAATTCTAGCCTAACCCAGTGGTACGTACCGATGCAAGACAAAAATACGAAAGCAGCTTTTGAACGTTCCGGCAGCACCAAAAAAAACATTCGTTTCGAGGACGATTTGCTTGAACAGATCAACGCAACTGCCGGAACAGGTAACTTTAGTTCTTGGGTTAAAGAGGCATGCAGGGAAAAGTTACAACGATTAAAAAGCACAAAAAGATGTTAATAAAGTGAACCGCTATCATAACGATAGCGGTTTCTACTAGTGTATTGGCGGGATGAATATCTGTATCTCTTTCTCCCATAGGCCATGCCCTTTAACATCCAAAGAAACGAAGATAGGAATTCTATCTTTTTCACTAATCTCACCAAGTATTTTTACATCATAGACTTTTTGTATGCATTTTAAAGGAGTCGTCATTCCTTCATCATCAATAATAATTGATGCAGCCTTAATTATTTCCAGTTTGAAAATTTTATTTAGCCACAATGTGTCTTTATATAGGTGATAATACTCACCTAATCTAACACCAAGTTTTGGATATCTTTGAATTTCGCCCTTAATTGTTGACAAATAGACGTATAGCAATTGAGGCAGTCTATCAAGACCACCAATCATTTTAAGACTACCATTAAAAATTCCTAAATCACCCGTTTCATCAAGGGCAATATCGAAACCTATCTTATCAACTGGTATTCGCTCGGTTCTCAATGAAATAGCACATTTCAAAAACAACTTCCCATTTTCAAAGAATACAGCAGGTGGTTGAACTAAATTTCGGCCATCACTAAAAGACTCACAAATTATTATTTTTTCATCTAAAGGCAAGTCAGAGAAATCGCTTATAAAATCCAATAGTTCAAATTTATCCCCCCTTATATATTCTTTTACCTCTATAGTCCAACAGTCGACATTAAATTCTTTAAAAGCCCCTATGACTATCAAATTATCTCCAATCATGAAAAGGTCATTTGACATATCATTGATAGGCAATTTATATAATTGACTTTGAACCTTTTCCTCATGTTTTTTCTTCATATCCCTTAGGAGTTCAGGGGTGAATTTTTTCTCATCTCTGTCAATTAACGTGGCATGTGTTTGACACAACCAGATCCCATTTTCAATATCGGTTCGCTCTTCGCTTGACATATTTAAATCGTATCGTTTTCCACCAGGTGCCGCTGCATAAATATGTGCAGCAACACCAATACTAGTTACCGCCGATGATGACTCGTCACTTGGTCCACAAGTAATAGTTTTACAGTCAGGGTAGGAGCAGCGAAAATTAGCTCTTGCTGCCAATGCACTTTTAGTTTTTGTAGAAAAGTCGTCGCGTCCTTCTTTATTACTCATTATTCACCTTTATGGTTTTGTGATTTATAAAGGCCACTCCCCCTTAATCCAGGCCTGAATCTCAGAGAGTCTATAAGCCACCGCCGTAGATCCAATTTTGATTCGCTTGGGGAACTTACCCTCCTTTTCAAGCTTCCAGCGAGTACTGTTCGCCAATGTGGTTAGCTCCCGACACTCTTTCTCACGGATCATGCGATCTATGTTAGGAATGTACTCCAGACCATTTTTATCAACAACTGCCATTTTTTTCATGTTAACCAGCCTTTTGTTTGAGGATTGTCACTTTTGAATCAGCACCAGCGATGCTATTCAGATATGTAGTCCAGAGCTCCAGTGCATCCAGTTTTTTAGCCATGAACTTACTTCGGTTGTAAACACCTGCCACACCTGGTAGTGCATGGCCTAACAACTGTTCTACAACATGAAATTCCACACCGAGATCGCTAAGATGGGTAGAAAGCGTTCTCCTGAGGTCATGAAGGGACCATTGCTTTTCGTGTCCCAGACGCTTACCGATTTTACCGCCAATCCTGCTCACACTTTCCCTGATACGCAGGCTACCCAATACATAGCCACTACGCCTTGTTTCCTCGTGAACGTCCGTTATCCACTGCCGCAATACTTCAGGAACTGGCCGGACAATTTCCACACCAGTTTTGGAATGCTCTTTTGGTACAGTCCAAACCCAGCTATCGCGATCCCACTCTTTCCATTCTGATAACCGGGCTTCACTCATACGACATCCGAAAACCGTACACAGTACAAACATTTTCCTGGTGTATTCGGACATCAACTTGATATCAGGCTCAACAAAGATGAATTTCCAGAGCTGCCCTATCTCCGACTCACTTAGGACCCGATCCCTCTTACCTGCAATTTGTCCGACATCACTCATTCGCAAGTCCTTTAGTGCATCACATGTCGCGTACTGGCGAACCCGGCAAAAACGAAGAGCTAATTTTGTGTCAGAAAAAACATACGCAGCCATGACTGGTGCATTACGTTTAATCCGGTCAAAACAATCCAGCCATTCATAGAGGTGAGTGTCGTTTACAGGTAAATGGCCGATATAGGGAAAGATATGCTTACGAAAACGTCCCAGCGTCACTGCATGGGTTTTACGACGAACCTTACAAAAATTTTCGTACCAGTAATTAAGTGCATCCTCCACAGTGACCGGCTTTAATCGTTCTTCAGACTGAATCTTTATCTGGATACGAGGATCGCGTTTGTCTGCCAGCCATGCCCGACACTCGTCCCGCTTTTCCCTGGCTTGTTTTAACGACATATCAGGATATTTACCAAGCGTTAACCAGACAGGAGCCGTCAAACCACCAGCTAACCTGTAGAAGAAAACAAAACTCACAGCCCCCTTCTTACTCACACGAACGGAAAGCCCCTTCCCATCCGCAACAGTGATCTGCTTTTCTCTGTGTTTACCCAGATAACCTTTAAGCGTTTTGTCGCTCAATTTGTTCTCGCTCGCCATTTTAGCCCCCAAAAAGCAATACAAGTTGCAATACAGAGGTGATTGCAACGCACAGATAACGAGGAAAATCCAGTGAAAGCGCCAGAAAAACTTATTCTTTATAATCAAAAGATTAAGTGTAAAAACCAGCAACTACACGATAGCCTCAGAAAGCTATGCTAAGTGCTTCGGTTTCACATAACCCGGCGTGAATTCGGAAGTGTTACCGCCGCGTGAGCGGATCACATTGCCGGAGACAATCGGCGACACATACAGCGCCATATTCACCAGGCCGGGGATCTGAGAAAGGTAAACTTTTTCGGTGGAAAACGGATAGCTTTCACGAAAGAAGATACGCAGAAACAGCGGATCGAATTTGAATTTTTTCTCGGTAACCGCCAGCAACTGGGCAGTGGTATACATAGACATAGTTTTTTCCCGTAGAAAAAAGGCCGCTCATGCGGCCTTTATGGATGGAGATAACTGGCTGGTTAAGGGGTCACACAATACTGATGGAGGTACCGGCGAAGGCGTTGCGTCTGACGTTATCCGTTGCCGCAGCAGCAGGCCACAACACATCTTCAATCCGGAAAGAGCCAGTTTTAAAGAACGTCAGTTGATCACTGTTCTGATCGGCGTCAATCGCGAGAATGCCTGTCGCTGTGCCAGCGGCAGCACCGTCCCAGACAACCAGCTTTCCGGCAGCGGGATCAAGCATCAGCGGCGTCATCGCCGAAACACTGTCCGTTAAGGCACCGGGTGCGGATGCGGTATGTGCCGGGTCACTGTTACCCAGCGGCTGATAATGCTTAAATTCTTCGTTTGGCATTGGAACCTCTTATACAGGTGTGTTCATCAGGTCATCGGTATCAGATGCCTGGCTGGCGGCACTGACAGCACCAGGCGCGGTGTCCATCAGGCGATCAAGTGCGGTATCCGTTCTGACCTGCGCGCTCGCTGGCGCTGCGGCGAGGATCAGTTGCGCATTTTCAACCGTCATACCCGGTGTTGCCGCGAGCACCCGCGCCTGCGATTCACGGCCCTTCGCCTCTTCACAGTTCAGGATCCCCATGATTCGGCTGTTTTCGGCATTTACCGCCGCTGAAACCTGCGCGCTGATATCGGCTGATGCAGTATTTACCGTCGCGACAGGCGTCGCAGCGTCGACAGTGACTCCGGCTGACGCGTCCGCTACAGGCTGAGTTGTTTCAGCGGATGCAGTGGTAGTTTTCATATTTCCTCCGAGGGTTATTTTCTTTCGTTTATCAAGTGCATCGCGCATCGCACTGAGCGCGTCGGTGTTATTGACGAGTTCGTCTGCGATTCCGTTCTCTATGGATTCCTGTCCGGTGAAAACCGCCGCTTCGGTATCCAGTACCGCCTGAATGGTCAGGCCGGTGTACCCGGCCACCTTCTCGGCAAACATCTGTCGGGTGGCATCAATACGTGCCTGAAAATCAGCACGCACATCCTTCGGCAACTTTTCGTAAGGGTTTCCGTCGACCTTGTGATCGCCGCTGTAGATGAGCGTGACTTCGACGCCGCTGGTCTTGAGTGCAGCACCGTAGTTGCTGTGCGCCATCATGACGCCGATCGAACCGGTTCTGGCGGTCTGGGTAACAAGACGACGAGATGCCGCGCTGGCGATAAGCTGCCCGGCGCTACAGTTCATGTCGTTCGCCAGCGCCCAGACCGGTTTGATATCCCGCAGACGGGCAATAATGTCAGCGCAGTCAAAAGCACCGGATACCATGCCGCCAGGTGTATCCATATCCAGAAGAATGCCGTCCACGCCGGGATCACTGATAGCCTGTTGCAAGCGGGCAATAATGCCGTTGTAACCCGTCATACCTGAATACGGTTGCAGCGAACGGGTTTTACTCACCAGCGTGCCGGAAACCGGCAAAACCGCGATACCGTCGATCACCTGGTAACTGCGTGACGGGCGCGGCCCCATCTCTTCATCGTCACCAAACAGCGCAAGAGGTTCAACAATCTGTTCACCGCTGAGAGTGACGCCGGAAACGGTATCTGTCAGACGGGTAATACCCAACTGGCCCGCCAGCGCGCAAAAGAAAACCCGCGCATAGGTGGGTTCAAGTAGCAGCGGCTCATTAAAAGCCAGGCTGGCAATATGCGGGAGATTACGCAGATCGGGCGTCATCTTTCTCCTCCTTAGTGGAATTCTCTAACCCGGACTGGAAGGCAGCAGCAGCCCATGAAGGCGGTTTGAGCCCGGCGGCGCGGCGCTCCATCGTTTCGCGAACCTGCTGCGCGAAAATTTCCTGATAATCTTCACCGCGTTTGGCGCACTCTTTTTCATAAGTACTGAGGCCCGCTTCGATCAGCATGACCGCTTCCTGAACCTCTTTCAGTCCATCAATAGCCATGCGCCCGGAACCAATCCAGTCGCAGTTTCCCCAGGCGCTTCGCGCTTCCTGAAAGCTGAACCTCGCCCGGGAAGGCAATGTCACAACCCGACGAATAATGGCCTCTTCCAGCCAGCAGAGAAACATCATGCACGCCTGACGGGACGCAACGAATTTCCGACGCCCCATAAAAAACGCCCATGATTCATTGGCGCTGGCGCGGGCGGTGGAGTAACTCATCTGGGAGTAATTCCGGGACAGTTGTTCAAACGAAACGCCAAGCCCGGCAGAGATATACCTCAACAGCGACTGTTCGAATACCGAATAGCCGTTATCCGCGTTCGGTGGCGACTGGAGATTCAGGGAATCACCTGGCATAAGGTGCGGCACTTTCGCCCCACCCAGGCGAACCGGCGCCGCAGAGTAATACGACGCCATTTCCGCCAGCCAGCCCGTAAATTTGTTCTGCTGCTCTTTATTATCAGCGCCGAGAATAAAATCCATCGCGGTCTGGGTATCGAGTTCGCTCTCGGTAGTGGCAGCATACATTGCCTTCACGATAGCGCTCTGCAACTGTGTGTTTTGCAGCGTATCGAGCATCTTCATTTGCTCCATGACGCTGTAAAACTGGTTGGCGCCGCGGGTCTGACCGTCCTCTAGCGGTTCAAAAATGTGAATGAATGAAGTGCGCCCACCAGCCAGTTCACGCGGGATATACGTCCATTTCTGCGGCATCCAGCCAGGATAACCATCATCGCTGACGTAATACCCCACCGCCGCCCCGGTGTTGTTCACCGCCACACCGGCACGACAGTTTCGCGTATCGCCCGTGTTATTCGGGTTACTGATGCGCTTCGGACTGACCATTTTGAACTGTGTACGGAAAAGGCGTCCGGGGCTGCTGTCCCACGCGGGCTGCACACACAATTCACCATTAAAGGAGTGCATTGCCACGCCTTCACGGATCATCATCGTGAAAGTGCGTTTGCGCTCCGCATCGATAAAGCAGTTGTCGTCTTCGGCAAACTCTTTCCACGCGGCTTCCACCTCGCGGGAGAAAGCCCGGGCATCCTCTTCAGAAATACCAAGAAAACGCCAGCTCGGACGGTGGCTCAGGCGAAAGAATGAGCCGACGATATGATCCTGGTGCAGTTGTATCGCATTTGCGGCATAGCCGTTATTCCTGACCAGATCATCTGCGCGGGCGTTACCGCGCGCAAAATTGGGCAGTAACGCCGCATCAGGGCTTTCGCTCTGCGGTTGCCACCCCCTGAGTTGCCCACCAAAACCATGAGCACCGCCGTGATAACCGGCGTATTCCCGTAACGACGTCCTGCCGTCCGGCCCCAAAAGTGCAGGTGTTTTCATACGTAAAATCCTGCCGGACCCCGGCGACGTTGAGTGATACCGACCTGAACCTCCAGATCAGCTATGTATTTTTTAAGGTCGCTCACCGAAGTAACCGTAAACTCCACCCGGCGACCGTCCTTTTGTACCGTCGCCACCCGCTTTCCCGTCATCAGGTCATGCAGTGCGGCGCGGGCGCTGTCGAGATCGGATTGTGACGCCATTACTCATCTCCAGATAATGCCCTGGCGTAATCTGCCACGGTCTTTTTCGGTTTACGCGCCCCTTCTTCCTCCAGCAGGCTTGCCAGGAGAGAATCAAGGTTCAACTGCCAGCGGGAAATGCTGATCCGCAGTGCCGCCAGCGCATACACGAAGCAGTCGAGTGCCTCATTGCGGCGCTTTTTGCTGTCCCAGACAATTTTCTTCCGCCCGTCCACCCATTTTTCAACCTGTTCCTCGGCGGTCAGTTGCTGTGCCTCAGTCAGATCGTAAATATCGGGATTGTTGGGGAAGTGAACGGCCCCCGGCAACGGTTCATCACCTTCGGCTACCAGGGTGAAACGGTTGTAAATCTGCTCTTTCGCGGTATCAGTACCGACTTCCGTCAGATAGACACCGTTCTTGTTGCGCTTGCGAGGCATATTCGCGACGGGCTTACCGTAAACGGATGCCCCTTTTATCGGGATCACACGGAACAGACCATGCTTTTTCGAGCGGTTATAGACAATGGTGGGATCAATACCGCCGATATCCCAGCAGATACGGGATATCGACATTTCAACGCCATTCTGTCGGGGATATGTTTTGTTGATAGCCTCATCAACCCTGAGAAGCGTCGCCTCATCATCATGACGGCCCATGATGATCTGCCGGTCAATGAGCCAGCTTTCTTCACCAGGCCCCCATCCCCAGACACGCATTTCGTATCGATCAAGCTGGGAGTCGATCCCGGCGGTAAGATAGGCAACCCGATCAGGGACTGAGGCTTCAAAGTGTTCCTTACGCTCAGCCATCACATCCGCGTCAGGCCGTTCACCGATTTTCGGCTCCCACGTTTCACCCAGCGTGGTGTTCACGAAGGTTTTACGCTTTCCGGTAGTCGGCTCAACATGCGACTTCATGAAGTTTTCGGCGTCGCCGTCGGTAGGAAGCCAGATCAGGGAGTTTCGCTGTTTGTGCTCAATAAAATATGCATAAACCCCGAGCAACATTTTTGAATAGCCAACACGGGCAGATTTAACGACGTTCACCTCGCGGATATAGTCGTTTCCCATCGCATTCATGATCGCGCGCTGAAAAGGCAATGTTTCCCAGCGCCCTTCCTGATAAGCAGATTCTTTCGGGAGATAATAATGGGTATCAGCCCATTCAACTGCCGTCTGCGGCTCTGGCCTGTACAGAGAATGAAGCCCCGCACGCGCAGAGTGCTGCAGTCCCTTAACCTGACTGTTTGATATATTCACTCAGCAACCCCGGTATGATTTCATCCAGCGCAGCTGCTTTGTTCATGGCTTTGATGATGTCCTTTTTGAGGAAATCAATATGTCGGTTTTCCAGTTCCGGAAAACGCCGCTGAACCGACAGAGGGATCCCATCGAGAATACTGGCTATTTCACCGGCGATCCGTGACAGCACGAACGTGCAGAATGCGGTCTCCACCACCTCAGCGGTATCTTTGGCATTTTTTAGCTCCTGGGCGTCAGCCTGTGCTCGGGTAAGCCGGTGCCGCTCATATTCAATCGTGCCTGGCTGGAGGTCGGATTCCGAAGCAATGCGAAGATCCTCTACCTCTTTCCGTAATTTCTCATTCTCAATCTCCGCGTCGCGCGCGGAATACCACTCGATAGCGGCGGCTGAGTCATAGAGTACTTCGTTACCTTTTCCACCACCTCGCGCAACCGGCATCCCCTGATCCTGCCAGTTCTGGATCGTGCGCACACTGACACCGAAGATGTCAGAAAGCCGCTTTTTGTTGACCTCCATAGCTCACTCCGTGCGCAAAAACAGAGAACGGAAACGATCTCGGGTTTTTTACCCATTTTTCTGGCTTAACGTTTCCTTTCTTTTGAGAGGGTGTTTTCTTTTAAAACAATGAATTAGCGAGAAGAAGAACGGAAACGGCAAAAAACCGAAAATTTTCATAAATAGCGAGAATCTGCGCGGACGCCGCCCCGTAACAGACCAGATCGCCAGAAAGGACCCACAAAAACAAAGCAAACAAAATGTGATGAAGTTCAAGCTGAATCACTTACTCAACTTCAAATGCCGAAATAAAAAAGCATCATCTCTTGAGAAAGATGATGCTTTTATTAGAACTGGCCGTCGATGACGATTAGATTAAATTAATTTGTATGTCATAGCTTTCCAGTCCAGTCATTTTTTCCCGAGCAGTAAACTGGATATCAGCAACTTCTTTACCTGTCTTTTTTTTGAGCTCAGTTATTTTTTTAGTAATGAAATCAGAAATATCCGCTTCAGTTTTTCTTTTTAACTCTTCGATTTTCATCATGCACCTCTTCTGGTCTGTATTGGCATCTATGCCCGGCAGATCCCATGATTCATGTGATAACTTGAACAACCATTGGTATCTATAAACGATAAGTTGGAAAGTTTCAATAATCAAGGGTTTAGTGCATATTGTTTATACTAATTTCGCTCAATAATCAAACAACCATTCACTACTTTAGCCACATTCATAAAGGTATGAACAGTAATCATTTAAAGAGTTTTGATGCTGCTTCAAGAATTTCTTCAGAAGTAACATCCCGGTCTGAGGCAACATAAACAATCTTATGATCTCCGGTTATAGACGGAAAACCTGCAGACATTACTTGTAGATGTGCTTTTTCCCCATTAGGGTACTCGCGCATTATTGTAGTAATACCCTTCATTACTGATACTACTACAGCGGATTCTGAATTAAAAAACACTATCACTTTTTTCATAATTCTCCCGTGTACACCCTGTCAATAAGAACCGCATAAAAAAGGCCCCATAAGGGGCCTGATTTTTATTTTCTGAAATCTAATGGAGACTGACCAGAACGAATGTACATTGCAATATTATCGAATGTAATCATTGTAGTTTTGCAAAAAATACATTTCGCGCCGAAAGGATTGCTATCTGTGACATCAAAAGATGATGTTCTGTACTGAGACCCATGGCAACAAGGGCATCTGAAGTGAATATTATTAGTAATAACAGTTTCCTTAAAGGGCTACGACATTAACTGCCGAGGGACCTTTAGGGCCCTGTTCAACACCAAACTCGACTTCCTGATTCTCATTCAGCGTCTTAAAATCGTTACTTTGGATAGCAGAAAAATGTACAAATACATCCTTACTACCATCTTTTGGAGTGATAAAACCAAACCCTTTTTCAGGATTGAACCATTTAACTAAACCAGTCATTTTGTTAGACATAATCATTACCTTTTTTGAGTAAGCCCTTGGGCAGAATGGTCCGAAAAAAATTATCAGAGAGAAAAAGCCGACAAGGAAATCTCAATAGGAACAAATAATAAAATTATTACAGTGACTGCTTCAGATAAATTTGTAACAAACCAGAGCCCTATTAACGCATGATTAACACTACATAGCAAGATATAGTTTTGTAAGGCAGTAACACTCTGCTACTGCACATGTTTTTATGTTAATTGACGAATTTTATTTTGATTCATCCCTCTGCAATACACTTTTAGTTTGCCTTAAGGATTCATATGTACGTTGACAAGTCACTCCTGCAATGTAGCGTTCGTCAGCGATTGCAGCATAACGTTTAGCTTCTGCTGCAATATCTCCGAGCATGTCGGCGAGCATTCCGGCGTCGGCTCTGGCTGTTTTGCTTCTGACGGCAGCGGCAAGATCTGCGGTGTGCTTTGCGGCGTCCAGGCGGGTGGCAAGTTTTGTTGCTTCGGTGCGCAGCTGGTTAACAGTGGCAGACAGGCCAGCAGCAGTGGCAGCAGCTTTGGCGGCATTCGCTTGTGCATCTTTAACAGCCTCATCCCGGGCAATAATGCGCCCTTGTTCAATCATCCTGGCGGCAGTCTGCGCGTTTGCTGTCTGTGAAGCCTCTGCGCCGTCACGCTCTGCCCACTTTTTTTCCCAGCCCCGATCGCTCCAGACATTACCAGCGATAAACGAACAGGCCACCAGCAAGAGAACAGCAGCAGGTTTCCACCAGGTCTTTATCGCGGCAAGGATAGTAGCTGGATTCACTGGTCTATCCCCCAGCACGTAAGCGCGCTTTACGTAATTCCGTCCCCCAGCGGCGGAAAAATGAATAAAAAAACATTCAACACCTGGTGGAATAACGCCAAAAAAGCAGCAGCGATAAAACTTGGAAGGAACATACCGGGAACATTTCACGATATCAAAGCCAAAGCAATTTCTGATTACGAGGGAAGCAGTAAGGAGAAACAATTGTTCAGTGGGCACATGACCGAAAGCCAGGTTGTGACCTATGACAGAAGGGTCAAAATTTCACCAACACTGGACATCCCGATGATGAAAAAAGATGACTGA